TCCATTCTGGACATCGGGGTGTTCTCCACGATGAATACGCTTCTGAAGGAGCGAATGAGCCAGACCAAGGAGGAACTCAGCCAGATTGAGGTCCAACTCGCCGTCGCCAAGGAGCGGGTGAAGAACCAGAAGAAGGTGATCGAGGGTGAGCGAAATCGTTCGGAGAAAGATAGGGAGTGGGAAGAAGAAGAAGTTCGCAAGACGAACGAGTCGATCGACAAGATCCGCATCGACATGAACTCCATCCTGTCTCGAATCGACACCATGGTCCAGTCGATCGGAGACAAGACCAGCGTCGTGAAGCAGAAGGACAAGTTCTACGATCTTCGTGGACAGATCGACAAGAAGATTGCCGCCATTCGCAAGGAGATCGATTTCTACGATAAGCACGACAAATGCCCTACATGCGGACAGGGAATCGATGAGGGGTTCAAGCAGGACATCGTAGCCAACAGAGAGACGAAAAGAGCCGAGATGGAGAAGGCTCTTGAGGAGTTGACCGCCAAACTCAAGGAGTCTCAGGATCGGTACGATGCCATCATGGACATCACTCACGAGGTCGCTCAACTTCAGGCAAACGTCAACAACAAGGTCGGCGACATCGAGAACCTGAACGACTACATCACGAAGGTCAGAAGTCGTGGCGTGAACACTCAGAAGTTGAAGGACGAGGAGAGTTCCCTTGAGAAATTCTTGTCCGAGGAGTCCGAGGTAATGGATTCCAAGAAAGAGTTGGTCGAGGAGCAGCACTACATGAACCTTGCAAGCGTGCTTCTCCGTGACGGCGGAATCAAGAAGAAGATCATCAAGCACTATATTCCGGTCATCAATCGAACCATCAACAAGTACCTCTCCTTCATGAACTTCTTCGTGAACTTCCAACTGGACGACGAGTTCAACGAGACCATCAAGTCCCGCCATCGGGACATCTTCACGTACGCCTCCTTCAGCGAGGGAGAGAAGCGAAAGATTGACCTTGCTCTCCTGTTTGCGTGGAGAGCCATGGCAGAGGTCAAGAATAGCCTTTCAACCAATCTCTTGGTTCTGGATGAGGTCTTGGATGGCTCCCTCGATGACAACTCGACGGAAGCCTTCCTTGAGATCCTGAACGGCATGAAGGGCGGTGGGGTGAATGTATTCGTCATCAGCCACAAGTCCAAGGAGATCTTGCAGGACAAGTTCGAACGACACATCCAAGTTGCCAAATCTGGCAACTTCAGCAAGATTTCCTGATACAAAGTGTCAGACTTGACAACTTGCGGAAATGAAAAGGCCCCTCGATTAGAAGGGGCCTTTCTTTTCGTCTTATGGGCAAAATCCGTCGTGGATTCTAATCACTCAGACAGAACCAACTTCGGGGTAGCGAGTTCCTTGGGGGGAAGAACCAGACCGCTCCCGAACATCGAGTTGTACTCGTTGAGGAGATCGGTCTTGGGAACAACCATGAACGAATAGACCTTGGAGGCAAGGTACATGCCTTCGGTCTCGGCATAGGGAAGCCAAGGCACGAGGGCCAGTCGTCCCTGACCGGCGGGGAGAATGATGGCCGGGTTCTTGACCACGAGTCCACTGTCTCCTTCTTCTAGGATTTGAGCCAGAACTTCTTCACCAGACACCATACGAATCAACTTCACGTTCATAAAATACTCCTTTAGGTCACGTATTTAGACTCGCTTCCAACGGTTCAGAGCGAGCAATCCATTCAATCCGTTGTATGTGCATGTGCGGATCATCGACTCGATTTCGACGGGTCGGATGTTTCGCATCACCATGTCATTGATGTCCTTGATCGACTTGACGTTTCGATCCCAAATGCACACCGATCGACCGGCATCGATCAACTTGCTCATGGCCTCGACCACTTGCTTGTTGCGAGGCTCGTTGTCGAGGGCATACACCAACTTCTCCGTGGGTACTCCCTCAGGCACGTACAGCGGGTCTGACAGACCGATCATCGCCACGCTATTCCTCAGGAACAGGCTGTCGAGCGGTCCTTCGACCACGACGATGGGTTCGTCTTTTTTGACTCGCTCAAGCCCATACCACATTCGGTCCATGTCAGGATTGACCTTGATGGTGATGTATCGAATTTCCTTCTGGTGAGAAATCCTGAACCGGGGGGGAGTCTCGTTTTTAGACCGCAGAAACCTTCCCTGCACTCCCAGAAGATTCCCTTCAAAGTCAAAGCAGGGGATGACGATTCGCTCGTCGTCGCCCACCTTGGCACCGGGATCGATCATGTTCACGAACTCAAAGAAGTTCTTGGAGTAGTAGAGAAGGTGTCGCCTGTGGTCGGGAATCTTTCGGGTATTAGCCCACCGAACGGCAGGATGGTCCTCGGGAAGATCGGACAGGCGAGGAAGGGTCGCCAGAGCCTCATTACGTGGCTTGGGAGGCGTTTCCGCCTTGGGCTTGACCTCGGGCCTACCTTCGAACTGACGCTTGTCCGCAAAGGCTTCTAGGCAGTACTGGCGGTAGAGGCTTTCGTCCATGAAACGGATGAATACCCCGAGGGTCGTGCTATAGTCGCAATTGTGGCATCGTACGAAGTAGTCTCCACCCTTTTCGTAGAAGTAGAACCGGGTCTTGCTCTTGTTCTTGGTCGAGTCCCCGCAGACGGGGCACCGACATACGGCAAGGTTTGACTTTTTCCACGAAAATCTTTCAAGCCTAGGAGAGACTAGATTGATGAACTTGGTGTCGAGATATGCAGCCATTTGTGTATTCTACTCCTCTCGTTCTCGGAAATCAAGTAGAAAAAAGGTTGTCTTCCGTTAGTATCTTGAACTCCCACCCCTTGTCCTCGCAGACCCTTCGAGCCGCCGCCCACTTGGCACTGTTCACCATCCAGTTTCGGATTTCGGTGATCTTGGACTTGGAGACTCTCTTGGTCTTCGGCGGTTCCGGTTGCTTTGTCTGTTTCTTGGGCTTGACTTCGATCAAGTACTCCTTGACCGTGTCATCCTTGGCCTTGACCTTCACCCAGAAGTCCACGAAGTATCGATGCCTTCGCCCATCTAGGGGAGATATGTAGGGGACGACGATCTCCTCGGAGGACCACTCGATCACCGAAGGTGTATCGTCACAAAACGTCATGAACTTGCGTTCCCAGAGAGATCGGAAGATGCAAAGATTGGGGTCGCCCTTGTATTTCTCGGGGTGACGTGGGGTATACTTTCCCTTATAACTCTCGTTTGATCGCCGGGTCATGCTGTTGTCATATTTATGGAAACCATCACTAAATAGAGTTATGCCCACCCCACAGACCACACCGAACAAGGGAAACGGTTCGGTGATAAACGATCAGACGATCAGCCAAGCCGTTCATCCAAATCAAAGAATATCCGGAAAGGATACGTTCCAGCAAAACTTGGACAGGACCGATCCCCCGGTTCAGGCGGACATTCTTTCGTACCCGCTCGATCTCTTTCGCACTCGGGAATACCCACTGGGCATCAAGTTTGACATCTATGACACCTCGGGTGATGCAATCACCGAACAGCGAAAGATCAAGAAGTTGTTCGACACCTTTACCGCAAAGGTCTCCTCCACCTCCCGTTCGCTCAAGGACTCCCTGCTGGCGCAGGCACAGGAAGCGGACATCGGTGCGGAAACGACGGCGTTTCTTGAAAGCGTAGGTTCGGCGGCGGGAAGTCTCGGGTCATTCACCGGAACGGTCGTAGACAGCGTTGAGGGCCTATGGCAGTCCGAGAAGAAGTGGGACCCCAAGGGAAGAGAGACTCAGGTGGAGGCCATCGTGGGGGCTAAGAGTCCCCAGAACAAGGTTGCGAGCATCTATCTGTATCTACCCGGAAATCTATCCTTCTCTTCGCAATTCGACTACGAAGAGGCCGACATGTCCTCCTTGGATATCATTCGAGGAATTCAGGGTGCAGTGGCATTCGGAAACCCCGAAGCCCAAGCCGACATCATGAAGAAGGCTGGCATGGCGGCGGTCTCTCAGAACAGTCTGGTCTCGACCATCGGCGAAGACACGGCCATGAATGCGATGCGAATCCAATCAAGACAGATACAGAACCCGTTCCTCATTCACATGTTCAAGGGTGTGCAGAGGCGTACGTTCTCGTTCGATTTCGAGATGATTCCTCGCTCGGCAGAAGAGGCCCGAAACGTATATGCCATCGTGAACACGTTTCGCAGATACGCCCACCCATCTAGGAACGCCAGTGGTCGTTTCTTGGAGTTCCCAGCCGAGTTCGAGTTGACTTTCATCTATCAACCGAAAGGACAAGAGGAAGCGATTGCGGTTCCAAAGGTCAAGAAGTGTGCCATTCACAGCGTGAAGGTTGATTACGGAGACAACATTTTTTCCGCCCACATGGGAGAAACCCTTGCGGTTCCTACGAAGATCAAGATGAGCATCGAGATGGCGGAACTCTCCATTCTGGCTCGTCAAGAGATTGAGGACGGATACTGATGTCATATTTCAAGCACATGCCCGCCACGATCTATCGTGGAGACTATTCGGGACAAATCATCACCGCTCTGGACATCACTGTTCGAGCAAAGATTCTCGAATACATCAAGGATTCGGGCGGAACGGTTGTCGATTACATCATTCGTGACGGCGAGCGACCGGAACATCTCGCCCATCGTGTGTATGGACACCCGGAGTATCACTGGGTCAATCTCCTCTACAACGAGATTCATGACCCATTCTTCGAGTGGCCGATCAGCAATCATGATGTCGAGAATTTGGTTGACAGCAGATACACCGGCAGGGCATACTTCATCGATCTCAACAAGGCGACGGCGGAACAGGCGGATTTCTATTTCGAACCCGGAACCGCCACACTCAAGGGGGGACTGACCGCCACCATCACCGAATGGGACCCAAATCTGTACAAGATCGTGGTTGACAGCGACTCTCCCGGAGAGGCTTCCGTTTCCCTCAACTCGTCAATTACGCAAACTCGTTCTGACGGAAGGACGGTTTCGGCGGTGATAAAGCGTGTCGTGAGCGACAATCGATATGCCGTGCATCACTTCGTCAACCAAGACACGGACGAGGTCGTGGATCATCACATCGTCAAGACCGATCCCACGGTAAGGTATGATTTGGGTGCCCAAGACTCCGTTGAGAACTCCAGCATAATCCAGAGATACGTCTCCGGTTCGGCGGAGATAGTTGCCCTTGACGACATGACCGTGACCATAAAAACGAATTATCAATACGAGATAGAGAAGAACGACAGTCGCCGAAAGATCAAAGTCATGCGACCCGAGTTCGTTGATGTCGTGGTGAATGATCTGAAGAAAGCCTTCGCAGGTGCATAATGGGAACCGCTAAACCTACGGACAAGATGATAAATGCTGGCGATGTCATCATCGATGATATTCGCTTGGTTTCGTTTACGGGTTTTGAAGTCGATCTGAAAAAGATTCTCACCGCTTTCAACCTGTACGAAGACATTTACTCCAACGGTCTCTCCGGGTATGTCATCATTCTCGAC